CGTGTTCGCAGGCTCGAACCTCAGTCACGAGGAAGCTTTGAGCGAATGGTTGATGAAATACCGTACGCAAATCGAATCTGCCACCAAATGCATCAAGAAGGCTACACTGCCGGGACTCAATTCCGCAGGTACAACAGCGGCCATCATTGTGGCTGCCATGAACGATGTTCCCGCTATTTATAAAAACCAGCCGGGAAAACCCACGACTTCAGTCGTGGGATGAAAGGCGTCAAGTAAAATAAATAGCTGCTGTCTATCTTTGGATAGGCAGCTTTTTTGTTTGCCTATGCTTGCGAATTGCGTACCATGGATAGTAGAGTCCAACTAAAAGGAGGCTGCTATCTATGCGTCTGGTTGTTAAAACTTACAAGTATAAGCTGTACAACAGTAAAAAGAACAGATACCTGGTGCGCCAGATTGAACTTGCCTCCGAAATTTGGAACTTCTGCATTGCTATGCGGCGCATGTACTATTTGGTCTATGGAAAGAAGCTCAAGGCAAACGACTTGAAAAAGTATATTGCTAAAATCTGCAAGCGCCGCAAGTGGGGTCACTGGCATAATCTTGGCAGCCAAGCTATTCAGGATGTGGTGGAGCGCGTTGACCGCGCCTATAAAGCCTATTTTGATAATAAGAAAAAGGCGCATCCTACCAAGAAGTCGCTGCCAAAATTTAAGAAGCGCGAGATGTATAAAAGTTTCACGCTCAAACAGGCAGGCTATAAGTTTGACGGCAAAGGCGGCGTCACCATCAATGGCAAAAGGTATCGGTATTTTGATTCTCGGCCATTGAAAGGTAAAGTGAAAACCTTAACCGTCAAGCGCGACAATTTGGGCGACATCTATATTTTTGCCGTCACGCAGGAAGAATGCAATGAAGTCCTTCCACGAGCAGGTAAAGCTGTCGGGATGGATTTCGGCTTAAAGCATTTCCTCAACCTGGATGACGGCAGTGTGATAGATTCTCCTCAATGGTATAAAGCCTCCCTGAAAGAGCTGAAGACCATACAACGTCACATTTCACGCTGCAAGGCAGGCAGTAATAACCGCAAGAAAGCTATCAAGGAGTTAAACCGCATCTATCGAAAGATGTGTAATCAACGCACCGACTGGTTCTTCAAGACTGCCTATCAGCTGATTGGAGATTATGCCATCATCTGCATTGAAGACTTAAATCTTGCGGGGATGCAAAAACTCTGGGGACGCAAAATCAACGATATTGCGTTCGGTGAGTTTGTTCAAATTCTCGAGTGGGCGGCATCCAACTGCGGCACAGAGATTGTGAAAATCGACCGCTTTGCGCCATCCAGCAAGTGCTGCAGCCGCTGTGGGTATATCTATACGAAGCTCACGCTCAAGCAGCGTGAATGGGATTGCCCTTCCTGCGGCACACACCATGAGAGAGACGTCAATGCAGCTATCAATATATGCCGCATGGGATTAGTCCAAATGGGCTACCCTGCGTAAAAATACTCCTACGAGTGGGGCACCACGCCGTTACCGAGAGGCGTAAGACTGGGACAGCCAGCGGCCTCGTTGAAGTAGAATCCCACGATTTTAATCGTGGGAGTGTGTCAAATCGAGAAGTTCATGGACGTGTTCTATTCGGGGTTCACCAACAATGAAGCCGAACACTACGCTATCACGCTGCGGGACGAACTGCTGCGCGAAAATCGTGTCAAGCGCGGCACACAGTATGCAAGGTTTGCCTTTTTCCGTACTGCAAACCGACTGAACCAGTATTATAAGACTGCCACCGGGCAGCGCGTTGCTAAGCGCGTCAATAACGGTGACTTCCCATACAATGTCTACGATGCCAACGGCGGTATCGTAAAGCCCGAAACCAAGAAAACCAAGAAAGCTGGGTAATGCCATCAACTTGAGTCTTTGCAGCTGTATGGATGTTGCAAAACTAAGATATAGCCCCAAAAATTCCGATAAATCGCATAAAAAATTGTTGCAAGGAGACAAAAACTATGAATAAGTTTGAAGCAAGGAGCACGCTGGGGAACGAGGCTGTCCCGGTTTTTGACGATGACGGTGAGCTCACGGAATGGCTGCACCGGGATAACTACACTGTTGAAGAGCTGGAACTGATGAACTTCGTCGGCAAAGAAAAGCCTGTCATCAATAAGGATGGCGTGAAAATCGTTCGGGATGGCACGGTCATTCGGAGAACCAACGCTGAAACAAGAAAAACTGAATTTCTATTCATCCCGCGCATTGTCACCAGCGAACAGAAAACGGTGTGAGGTGCAACGTGGTCAAAATTTATGGGTCCAGTGACGACCTTGTCTGCCTGGATAATTCCAACTATGGGGTCGATGAAATTGGTTGCTTCGATGTCAAGGGAGTCCGGCTGTTCTTGGATGATGACACGATTTTGGTAGTGCGCTATACGAACGGTATCTGGCGCATCGAAATCGAGCGAAAGGGTACTGCACCATATCAGCATGAGGTCTGTGCGGGCAATGATGAGGCCGATTACAGCGATATCTTTTGTACGGAATCCGACGTTATTGCGCACGAAATCATTCGATGAGGATTGGAGTAGCCATGGCAAAAACTCTTCTGACTCAAAAAATCGAATCAGCGCTAAAGGTTTGGCATCCTACCAGCTATGGTGGATACCGGGTTGATTCGTTCCGTCAAGGCTTCGACGCTCTGGAAGTACCTGTCGAGTGCGGTTCGATAAAATCCGGTCTTGTTGACTTCGTTCGGGTCCAAGAGTGCTTCACATCAGAAACAAAATGTGGGACCTGCAAACTCTCAATGTACAGGGATGAGGACAGAGACTTAGTTATGCCGTCCGTCCGGCAGTGGACGCAGGAAGTATCATGCCCTAAAGATATCGCCAACTGGAGTTTTCGTAATGAACCGTGTACGGAACGGTTCTGCAGGCTATATAAGACGAAACATACATACACCATCGACACCGTCATCACCTGCGTGGAAATTAAGGTTTCCGTGAGTGACTTTCACTCTGACCATGGCCACAACTTTGTGGGGCACTGTAACTACTATGCGATGCCGTTAGCACTATACAAGAAAGTCAAAGATGAGATTCCTGATGGTATAGGAGTTCTGCTATATTACAACGACGAAAATACCTGCGGGATTCGCAAGAAAATCGAATGCAAGCCCCGCCAACTCTCAGAGAAAACCCAGAAATGGCTCATCATGTCAGTTGCTAAGCGACTGACAAAAACGAGCAAAGCATAAACAATTATTCTGCGAATATCACGATGCCATAAAGATATTCGCAGCGATAAAAATTTTCTAAAAAAGGAGAGAGATATTAAGAATTGGGATATATTGGCCGTGACAAGTCGGTATAAAATGTTTTATAACTGCCCTTGCGGTGACATCTTTGCATCCGCAGCATAAAAGGAGAAATAAATGAAGAAGCTTTTGAAAATCATCATTTTCGCTATCCTGGTCGGATTTGGCGTTATCTGGTATTCAGAAAGCCAAAAGCGCCGGACCATGATTCCGCTCGAATTTCGAGGCGAGTGAGATGCGAAAAAATATCAAAATTGTGCTGGAAAGCATCTGGTATCTAATTCTGCCGGTGTTTATTTTTGTACTTAACATTAGATATTGGCATGGGTATCTAGCGAATCCTGGCTGGTCCTTGACTCATCCATCCTACATTGTTTTCGGATTTATTTTGAGCGCTGCACTGTGCTTTGAAATCGTATATATCGACATTAAGTTTGGCGAAAAATAGCGCTTGCCAAAATATACGAACGCAGTACAATATAAAATGTGAACAGATACTAAAAATCAGTAGGATTCACAATCTGTATTTTAAGCGGACTTATCCCATAGCGGGGTAGGTCCGCTTTTTTTGTTGAAAGGAGAAAAAGTATGAAACTCAAAAACAATCTATTCCGGAGCACGGCGGCAATCATCGCTACGCTCCTTGCACTCAGCTTCACCGGCTGCGGTCAGAATCCGATAATATCGGAAAGTCCATCCAGCACCGGGGTCGTCTCAGAAAGCACTGCAAGCAGTGAACAGACGGCTGGCGGTTCGGTGGACGGCAGCTTTACGATTCACTTTTTAGACGTAGGACAGGCGGATTCCGCCCTTATCACCTGCGACGGCCACTCAATGCTCATTGATGGCGGCAATGTCGATGATTCTAACGTTCTTTACTCTGTCATGCAGCGTGAAACCGATGGACACCTGGATTATGTCGTTGGAACCCACGCACACGAAGACCATATCGGCGGTTTGTCCGGTGCCTTTGAGGCCGTCACTGCGGACATGACTCTATGCCCTGTGACAGAATACGACAGCAAAGCATTTCGGGACTTTGCAAGCTACGCGGAGCAAAAAGGCGGAGGCATCACGATACCGGATGTGGGTGAAACCTACACTCTGGGGGAAGCGGAATTCACGATAGTTGGTGTTAATTCTGTTCCCGATGACACGAACAATACTTCGATTGTTTTGCGTATTGTCTATGGAGACACCTCGTTCCTCTTTACCGGAGATGCGGAACAGGAAGCGGAAAACGTGATACTTGCATCGGGACAAGACATTCAGTCAACAGTTCTGAAAGTAGGGCATCATGGCTCAAGTACATCTACCTCAGAGGCTTTTCTGGATGCGGTAAATCCAACATATGCTGTGATTTCTTGTGGCACAGGGAACAGTTACGGTCATCCACATCAGGAAACACTCGACAAGTTGCAAAACAAAGGTGTCGAGGTTTATCGCACAGACCTGCTGGGTGATATTTACTGCACCTCAGATGGTAAAGAGGTAAGTTTCACTTCCGGTGAATATCATGATGAAAATCGGATTGAAGCTGGTTCTGCTGCGAGCTCCGAGAATAAACAGGACAATGCCTCGCTTATGATAGACGAGACATACGTTCTGAACACAAGCACCATGAAGTTTCACAAACCCGATTGCTCTGCAGTCGAATCGATGAGTCAAAAGAATCGAATCGACTATATGGGGGCACGTGACGAGCTCATCCAAGAAGGGTACTCGGCTTGCGGAATTTGCAAACCTTAAAGGAAAGGGGCTAAAATTCATGTGCAAAGAAATCGATAAATTTGCTGATGAGCTTTCTTCGGAAGAACGCACCAAAGCAGCAGCTATGCTCCTGAAAATGGGCTGCAAAGCAAAGGATACTGTCAAAACGCTGATGCATACCTATGGCGTCTCTGAAGCACTTGCGACAAATCATCTGACTGAAGCGCAGAACATTAACAGCTAATCACAGCGCCGTTCACCTTCTGGCGGGCGGCTTTTTTCATGCAGCAGCGCAAAACAATAGGGCAGCGACCGCAATGGCCGTTGCCCTGTTTTCATTTTTGTATGAGATAGCTATAATGATGCATCTGCCGACGAATAAGCGCTTCACAACGATTGCAGATGTCATTGCCATACTCAGAACGGAATACATCGATTATGTCCTTTACATCATGCGAACCAAAAGAAAATCTCAATTGGATGCCATATAATCCCTCTGCAGCATCAAGCTGGTCATCAAAATGCCGCGAAAACGGCTTTGCTTCTATTGCTTGCAGACAATCTTCTAATGGTCGTTCCAAAGGAAAATCCAAACTGGTGTCGGATAAGAGTGACAAGCCATTGTCGAACAACGGACAGAGCGAATAGGTCTCATCGGTATCGTCATACAAAACAGCGATGTTGTTCGTGTGGCGGTCCTCGTTCAAGAAGAAAGCATCAACTTCGAGCATTGCTGTCAGATATGGTCCAAAGTCTCTGATTCCGGTATGCTTCTCAACGAAATCAACCAAGAACTTGATTCTTTCTTGGACATCACCCTGCTTTGCAGTATCAATGGCAAGGCTGCCACCGGTATAGCTGCGATAGAGCTTTTCGAGAGGTATTAGCGTGGCTCTGCTGTTCTTGAGAATAAAATTCTCACTTCTGCATCCATTGTATGTCCGACCGTGATATAAAATCTTGGAATATTCGTACTTCACGAAAGGGTACTTGATACTGGACCTTTCAAGCAATGCAGACACGATGCTTTCGGCTAAGCCTTCGTATCCCATGTGGTCAGCCTTATACCAGTAACCGTCGTACTTCCATTTTAGCTGATTGCCTTTAGATGTGTGATTTAGAGTTTCTTGCGGCTCTAAGTTGTTGAAGTCAACAAGCTGCATATTGGCCTCCTGTTACGCGGCAGGTCTCTTAATAAGCTGCATCCACTGATGGTCACCTGCTATGCGGCCTTCCGTCTTCTCGATGATAAGGAGCGGGTCATAAAAAGGAACGCCCATATCACGCAGAATTTCCTTGATACCGGCCCGGCTCGCAGGAAGGCAACGGTCTTGCAGGAAAATCTCGAAATCTTTCCACGAAGGTTCTTCCACCACACCGAATGCGCGAAGAGGGATTTTATCTGTATAGTTTTTGATTTTGATTTTTTCGTGGCGGAAATCAACATCAATTGTAGTACAGAGCTGCTGCCTGTTCATGTAGTTGATGCGCAGAGTATAATTCGGGTCGTCACTGAAATGCTGAGCTTTGTCGAGATACTTGTATATCGTCTGGCGGGAAACTTCGTATTTATCCGCGATAGTAGCTGCACTAAAATCGGAATTATGCAGCTCCACAATATCGACTATCTGGTCTTCAGATAAACAAGATTTCCTTCCCGCATTGCGTGGATTTTTTTGAGTGCATGGCACACTTTTGAGCTGTGCAGCATACTGGCGCAGTTGATTAAGGTCGGTGGTGCCAAAGATGTCTCTGATTTGCTCTTGATAAATATCCATTGCAATACAACCCTCCTTTCACTCTAACTATACCAACACAGCACCAAATTGTCAATAAATTAAATTGCAGACAAAGTCGCAAGCTCTGTCTGACCATTTTGTTTTTTTGCGGTTCAAATTCCAAATCATAGTTGCGTGCTTGTGCGAACCGACTACAATAAAAATTGTACGATAGATAACATTCCATATCGAAAGGGTTTTATGCCTTTCGTACATTCACAATTTCGCTTAAAGGGCGGACTTCCTGTTTTTAGGGAGCCCGCCTTTTTTGTATGAACCAAAAGGAGCGTAATGTAATGTTCGAAATTTACGATGACAAAGTCTACTTCGTTGCCGAAACCCCTGACATCAACAAAGTTATCGAAATCTTCCTACCTAAGGATAACCGTGGCACCATTATGGATTCGCACGAAATCCGTATGGACCTGTGCCGTGCTATCCGAAAGCTGCAGCATGATGGTTATACAATCATGAAGGTTTATCCTGCCATGGGCGACCGAAGAGAGAGTATTGATGTGCTGTCTATGCCGGAATTCATCCAGTCTGCGAAATGCCCCGACAACGATGTTGAGGAAGCGGTCGTCTTTTCTTACTTCGAGTCCGGAGCAACATTCCAGTTGCCTTGCAAGGTAAACAAGGAAACGCACGAAATTTTCGATGTCACCTGTGCAGCAATGCCGTGTGACGACGACTGTTTCAGTTATGCAGAAGTGAAAATCAACGGCAAGGATTATCCTATCAATTATATTGACGATATTCTTCTCGAAAACAATGTTGATGATGCGCTGGATGAGTTTTATAGAATTCAGCAGACAGGCGAGTATTGGCAGCCTGATGGCAACAAAACGCTGGATGATGCCATTCACGAATGTCGTTGGGCTATCCTGAAGGATGCCATCCAAAAGCGCGGACATGAGGCTGTTGCTGATTTTGTCGGGACCGACATTTCCAGCGATACTTACGACCGCGTGATGGATGAAACCGAAGCCCAGATGCCGGACGAAGAGTTCGAGCGCTTCTGGGAAAAGTACATCTAAGAAACATCTCACACACAGAAAGGGAGCATATTACTATGGCTATTTTCAATACCAACGAATTTCTCCGCAAAACCTTCAGCAAGACCATCTTTGGTACTGCTGCACTTCGTCCGGAAGCAGTCTGTGCAGACGGCTTCAACCTGTCGATTCAGGCAAGCAGCATGCACTACTGCAGACCGAGTAAGGACCTGCAGGACGGCGACTACTCCGAGGTCGAACTCGGCAATCTGTCTGAGACGGTCGAGGAGTTTCTGCCGTTTGCTGAAGACGACGAAGCACCGCTGGCTACGGTCTACGGGTATGTGCCCGTAGAAATCGTGGATGCGGTTCTGGCCGAGCACGGCGGCATCGTCAACGTTTGAGAGGAGGGAACTTACATGGAAATATTCACTATCGTCGCCAATGAGGTCATTGGCTTATCCGCAACGGAATGCACACTGATTCAGTTTAGCTACAATCCGGAGCAAATCCGTGACCCCGAAACGGTCCTGCGCAATGCTGTCAAGGACTATCTCAAGACGGATGAAGGCAAACGACAGCTGGAAATCAACTGTGGTTGCTGGAACTGGGGCGATGTCGATGACATTCCCGGCTTGTTCTTCTTGAACTATGGTCTGACTAAAATTGCTCCGCCCGATGTGAATGTTGTCGTTGACCGCAACGAGAGTTTCACGGATGACTACGACGATTGCGCGGAAGAATAACAGAAAGGGCATGAAAAAATGCGTATTTATGCCGCAAACAGCGTATTCATAGAAGTTACGCGCCGATGCAATATGTGCTGTGCGCACTGCCTGCGCGGAGATGCCGAAAGCATCGATATTCAGGAGAAGTACATCGATGCTTTTCTCGACAACTTTGAGAAGGGAGCTTATATCAGCTCTCTTACCTTTACCGGTGGGGAAATCTCTCTGAATATACCGGCAATTCGATACACCTTGAAAGCTGTCAAAGAGCGCGGTATCGCCGTTGGAAGCTTTTACATGGTCACTAACGGAAAAGCTGTCGATAAGATGGCTGACCTTGCTATGGCGAGTCTGGAGTGGTGGGCCTACTGCGATGAAAAAGATGACTATATGTGCGGTCTTTGCATCAGCAGTGATAACTTCCACGAAGTAATCCCATATGAAAGTAAAAGTATCCTTAGTGGCTTGAAATATAACCGTAACGATAAGGTAACGGACTTTCATCTGGCTTATTTACTGAACGAAGGGCGTGCTAAGAATCTCGATTCGAATATCTATAAGAAGCGTGAACCTCATGTAGACAAGCTCGAATACGAATTCAACAAAACCGGCGATATCGACTTTTACAGCGGCGAGCTGTACTTGAACGCCATCGGTGATGTCGTTTCCGGCTGCGATTGGTCCTACAAGTCGCAGAAGAAATATCGTTTTGGTAATGTAATGAACAAAAACTGGCTGGAGAACATTTCCAACAGCGAGTTGTACATTGCAAGCTAAACCATATCACTTATACATTGCCACTGTTTTCCTACAGAAACGGTGGCTTTTTTAGAAAAGGAGACCACAAATGACTGAAACAAAAGACATGTTTGAACAAATCAGCGCCATCTTAACCGATAAGAAAGATAAGCCGTTTTCCTATGAGGAGCTTGCAGCAATGCTCAAAACTAACCCTGATGCCCTCAAAACCTTTGATGAGGTCTATAAGACACAGGTTCTTGAAAGCGGAGAGCTGCATGAAAATATGCTCCAGTGGGATACAGCTACAGTCAAAGCAATTCTCGACAAAAAGGTCTACTTCCCACCGGAACTCAATTCGCTCATTGACCGCATCGTCACAGAACTGGTGCTTGAAACGCGTCTGTACATCTACAACGCGGAACGCGGTGGCTATTATGTGACATACTCTGCCAACCGCGACTTTATGACAGAGGTTACAAACGAGGAGTTGAAACGCTACCCCGAAGAACTCCGTCCGCAGCTCACCGGAAAGTTGATGAAGATTGACATTTCTGAGCCGTCGTACAAGGAACTGCTTCAAAACTACGCAGGCTACAAGAATGCAAAGAACGACAGCACAAAAATGTTCTACTACAACATGTTCCGTCAAGGTCTTGACATCCTCGACCTTGATGACTTCACTTATCAGATGCTTGAGATGAACCCCAACTCTATGGGCTTCTGGTTTCCTCCTCTGGTAGAGGGATTGTACGGCAGCGCATTTTTCAAGGTTCCGGACACAAAAATTCTTCGCGTACCTATCACCATGCTGCAGCTTACCCGCCTTGGTTTCGAGACGTTGAATCCCGTTACAAAGGAAATCGTGAACCGTTATTGCCAGAAAGTCTTCCATCTTGATGGATACGAAGACTATTTTATCAAAACGGGCACGTATTCTTCCAAATACGAATTCCGCAACGCTCATATCCATAACCCGAAGGAAATCAATGAGATGGGCGAGTATTTCTTGTTTTTGAATCATCTGACATGCTCGATGGCATCCCCTCTGAACAATCGCTGCTTCTACGGCGCGAACACCACGAACGAGTGGGTCGTCAGAGAATACATCAAGGACAAAGAAAATAACCCCACCATCTACAACGGTTTGCCGCTGCACACTGAATATCGCGTGTTTGTGGATTTTGATACAAAGGAAATCCTTGGCGCAAGTCCTTATTGGCGCAGCGATGTTATGAAGAACGAATTCAAAAAAGTCAGCAGCCCACAGGAACGCCATGATTATGTTGTCTACAAGATGCATGAAGACATTCTGAACCAGCGTTACCACGAAAGCGTTCAAACTGTTCTGGCTGAGCTGAAGAAGGTTATTCCTCGCATTGAGTTGACAGGGCAGTGGAGCGTCGATGTAATGCGCAACGGCAATGATTACTACATCATTGATATGGCTCTTGCTGAGAATTCCGCTCTGAATGACTGCGTACCGAAAAATCTGCTTCGCGCTTATCCTCAGCAGTGGCTGCCGGGTGAATCGAACAGCTGATACTCCTAGAACGAAACTTTGATTCGGGTTCTTTCAGCAAAAAGCGTAGGAACCAAAATCATACGAAATGATTGTGTTGACACATAAAAACAAGTATAATATATGCAAGGAAGTGATAATAATGGTTCTGTATCATGGCAGCGATGTAATAGTCCGCAACCCTGAGGTCAGAAAAACAAGGTACGCCAAAGATTTTTCATGGGGATTCTATTGCACTAGCAACTACGAACAAGCCGCTCGCTGGTCAAAAAAAGGCAGGTCTCGTGGTATTGTCAACGTGTTTGAATATACAGAATCTCCCATGCTAAATATTAAGAAATTCCCCGAAATGAGTGATGAGTGGCTTGATTTTATTGCTATATGTCGCTCGGGCAAACATCATGACTATGATATTGTGGAAGGACCCATGGCGGATGACACCATTTGGAACTACGTCAACGACTTTCTAAGCGGTGATATTAGCCGTGAAGCTTTTTGGGCGTTGGCAAAATTCAAGCATCCCACGCATCAAATCAGCTTTCACACGGAAGTCGCTTTGAAATGTCTCGCTTTTAAGGAGGCGATTGAAGTATGACTGAAACTGCAATCTACAGCAAAAACGATGTCTTTTATACCTGCAGCCTGATTGAATATATCGGCCGCGTTACGAGGAATCATCGCAAGGATGTGGTTTCTGCTCTTGGCACAAACGGAGTCAAGGCAATTCTCGACTCAGCGGATGTGTTTCACTGCCAGAGCTTTGAGCAATCTGCCGATGAAATTTGTGAGCTTTTTCCTGTGCCGGAAGGAACGTATGATACGGTGTCTAACTGCCACTACAAGGTTCCATCTTATACAGATATCGGAAAAGTGTACCAGCGCATCATCTTTGACTGTACTAGCACTCCTGGTGTCCAGGATGTAATTGATGTATTTTCCTCGTTCATTAGTGATGACATCTCAGATTTTAATACTGCAACTTACTATTGTAATCCGAGCTATTTGTACCACTCATACAAGGCCGGAAAACTACTGGATTGATTTTCAAAAGCAATAGCAATCAAGACCACTGCCCCAAAAAGGGTGGTGGTCTTATTTTTTTGCACAATACTTACCATAAATTACCAGAAAGAAAAACATTGTGCATCTGTGCGAATTGCATATAATACAAAATATAGAACGAAAGGCATCAAAAAACATCGTTGGTCGGGCAAAATCCGACCGAAAGGCTAGGGCGGGCTCAGTTTTGAACCTGCTCTTTCTTTTTATCGGAGGCTTTATGTCAAACAAAGAAGAACGCATGAACCGCAATAAAAGCATCATCGAAGATTACAAAAATGGAAAGCCGATTTTAGAAATCGCGAGGGAATATAATCTTTCAGAAACGATGTGCTACAAGATTCTAAAAGATACGCAGGAGCCGCCTCGTTATTTTGAAAAAAAGAGGAAGAGACTTACCACTCGAAATGAGCAAATTGTTAAACAGTATAAAGGCGGTATGACGGCCAGAGAATTGGGCAAGATGTACGGCATTTCCATGCAGCGTATTTATGCAATCTTGCATTCGAGCGGAGAGTACGAAAGCCAAAAATACAATCATATTGAAACGGCTCTCAAAAAAGAGAAAAAGATGCGGAACCAAACTTTTCTTGATGCTTACAAGAAAAATCCTCGAAAATCGATTATCGAGTTGAGCAGGGAGGTAAATATCAGCCCTTCACTAGGTTACCTTATCCTTCATCAAAATGGGATTTACCAGTATAACGTAAAAGCCAGAGCTAAGGAGAATAGCGAAAATGCCGATTAACAAGATTACCCACGTGTGTCTAACTCATGACAAAGTCAGAGCACGAAATGAAAAGATGCTGGAGGATGCCAAGAACGGTATGTCCAAGGAACAGCTGGCCGAAAAGTATCAAATCTGTGTTTCTACTGTCCGATATAGTCTGAAGGACTTTTACGAAGAACAGGCCCGGCAGAGGAAAGCAAAGAAGAAAGCCTGGCAAACCCAGATGATTCATGAATATGAGATGGGCGCAAAATCTCCGGAGCTCCAGGAAAAATACGGCATCAGTGGAACGCTCTTTTATCGGATTCTTCATACGCACGGAAAGAATGGCCGACAAATCCACAGCCAAAACCGTATCGAGACTGGCAAGAAAAGAAACGCCGAGATGGTCAGGAAATACAAAAACGGCGTTTCTGTCAAAGAGCTTGCGGAAGAATACGGGCTCAAAAAGGGAAGCGTATATCGCGCCATGAAGCGGTATAGTCCAGGCCCAGGGAAAAGTAAAAGTTGTCAAAGTGAGGAATAATTGCATGGCTGCATCAAAGAAAGATGTTGCGAAGCAGCAGGTCAAAGAAGACCGCGAAAAGGTTCGGGAAATGTATCTTTCTGGCAAAACTGTCAAGGAAATCGCCAAGGAAACGTATTTTTCAAGCTCTTATTGCTATGCCATGGTGAGAGACCTAGCAAAAGAAAAGAATCTTGCAAAGAAAGCAAAAAGAGCACCTCTCAACGAAGCTATGATTCAAGATGCGAAAGCCGGGATGACGGTTGCTGAAATCGCAAAGAAGCATGGCGTGACCTATCAGCAGTGCTACTATACTGTTTCCGAATACGCTCAAGCTACGATTAAGAAGAACAAGAAAAAGCAGTCTGCTGCCACGAAAGTTCGCAATGCGGCTATGTTGGAAGATGCGAAAGCCGGAATGACTGATAAGGAAATCGCCAAAAAATACTTTTTGTCTCGAAGCAGTGTCCGTACCGTCCTTGCAGGGCATTTACATACAAATTCCAAAAAGTTGGATGAAAGGCGCAAGGCGATTCTTGCGGATTATGAGGCAGGAACGTCCTCAAAAGACATCTGTGAGAAATACGGTATTTCAAAATCCACTCTTTACAAGGACATGCGCCAAATTGGAAAAACCTGTCAGGAATACTATCACAAGGCGCTGAAAGACAAGACCAATCAAAGGAATTCCGATATTCGAAGCAAAATCGAAAGAGGGGTCTCGGTCAGCACTATTGCCAAAGAATACGGAATCTCTAAAACGGCGATTTATGAAACGTTTCATCAGGAAAATGTCAGAGCTGGAATTTTACAGAAACGCGGCCGTCCGCGAAAAAACACGGAACGTAATGCACTGATTGCTAAACGCCACAGGGAAGGCGAGAAGGTGCAGGCGCTTGCCACTGAATATAATCTCTCTGTTTCGACGGTAAACACTATTTGCAGTAGAAACAAAAATCAGAATATTGCATCACATTAACAGGCTGCCATTTGGCGGCCTTTTCTTTTTGGAGGAAAATAACAATGACCGATGACGTACGGAATTTGATTCGATTTGTGGTGGATGGCGACATCCGAAATGCACAGACTCAGTGCCGAATCATGCTTGAAAAGAATGTCCCTGAAAAAGATGCCCGGTTTAAGGAGGCTGAACTCAAAAAGCTGAATCTTTTGAAACCGGAACTCATTCAGCTGCCTGCCAACCTGGAAAGTCTCTTGATTGCGGAGGACGCTACAAATTTCCCGGAAAGCCGGTTCCTGCTCCGCGAGGAGGAAGAAACAGTCATCAACAAGCTCTTGGCCACCAGAAAAGCAGCTTTAGCCATCAAGGAGCTTGGCATCCACTATACTTGCTCTTTGCTTTTGACGGGCCTTCCTGGTGTTGGTAAGACTGAATTGGCCCGCTACATTGCACACGAGGCGAATTTACCGTTTGTTTTCCTGAAATTTTCTGGCCTTGTCAATTCTGCTCTTGGCCGGACACAGCAGAACATCGGCAGAGTGTTCGATTACGCAAAGCGCACGCCTTGTGTTCTTTGTGTTGATGAAATTGATGCCATCGGAATGTGCCGTGGCAGCCGCGATGATGTCGCTGAAATGAGCCGCGTCACCATCGCATTGATGCAGGAACTTGACCGGCTCCCGAATGACGTCATTCTCATTGGCACTACAAACCGCGTCGATAACCTTGACGAAGCCCTCATTCGCCGATTCACTTTCAAACACCGCGTCAAGCCTTTAGGCGACGATGACATGAAAGAACTGTGCAAGAAGTTCCTTGCTTCGGCAGACTATCCCTTCACGGAATCCGAACTCGACGAACTCTGCCATTCGCTGCGTGAACAGCGGACGGCCAGCGCCGTTGTCAATGCCTGTACAGAACGTATCGTTGCACATATCGTATCGCAGCTGCCTAAAAATTCGGCAGATGCCGTGTAAAAGTATGATAGCCTGGGAAGAAAGCCCTCGTCAGTTTAAGATGTCAAAGCAGCTTGATGAGGGAAAATTCGGAGAAGACTTGGCTCGCAAATTCCTTAACGACCCGATTATCAAAGTGAATCATGGCATTAGCCATTACGATGACGTGACTCAGGATAAATCATATCAAGACAAAGATACCGATTTCATTGTCTGGAAGAAGAATGGTAAGACCTTTGGCCTGGAAGCGAAAGTGGACAGTCACAATACCGGAAATTTCTACCTGGAAACCTCGGTGGACTACTTCTCCATGGTGCCTGACGCTCTGAACGAACAACGGGTGGCGCGGCGGTATCGGGATGGCATCGACCCTTTATGGCACACCCCGGGCTGGGTATACAGGAGTGGTGCGGACCAGATTCTCTATTATTTCAGAACCACGCAGCTGCTTTACATTTTCTCCCGCGTTGATGTCTGGTTCTATGCTGAAAAGCTGATGCGCGGTGGAATCCATCTCGACCCCGGAATCAGAAAGCCAAAAATGTATTCTGCCGAAAATATCAGTGAACGCAATGGTTCCACTCTCTTCTTTGCCAACGGCTTATGCGTGAATGCTGAGCAGACATACAAGGCTTTAGGGGCGCAAAAAAGAGTCATTAAATACCAGGTTGAGAACCCTGATTCAGACGTTCCAACGTTCAGCTTTTGCCCTTTCAAATTATGAATTTTTCGCTAACAATCGTTAGAAAATCACACTTCAGTCTGACGGAAGAGTATAATTAAAGTATGGAAAGAGAGGACAAAAAATCATGAACCAAATCAACGTTGTCACGATTGGAAAACTCATTGAAGCGCATCGAGACGGTGACGAGCAGAAGTTCAAAACCTACGTCGATTTTATTGTAAAAGCCTACGAAGAGCAGGAGAACGACCGTGCCGCACGAATCATTCGAAGCAGCTATACGGGTGACTACGGTGAGCAGGGGAAAGTTGTTCTGGATGAAGCAGTCAAACAGACTGTGCATTATGAGACAGGTTGGTACGAACCCGAAATCTTAGGCTCTGGTGGTTCCTATCGCGGAGTTACAAAAACAAGCTCAGAGGAAGAAGCTCTGCAACAGCTACAAAAGCACACGGTGAACTATGCACAACGTATCACTGTATATAAGAAAGACGGCAAAACCGTAAAACGAGAAGTCGCTGAGTACGACCAGTGGGAAAAGAAGTGGATGAGTTAATCATGAAGCACAAAATCTCGGAAACCGGCGCTCGGATGCTTAAATATCAAGAGCAGCTTGCCGACGAATACAAGTACAAGCCCATCCCACGTACCTTTTTCAAGGATGTGCGGGCAGAATTTGAAGAAACTTTGCCGGAATGGTGCAATATGTCCGGCGATACGACCAAACTCGAAACCAGAAGCGGCACGGTCATTGCCAGCGGGTATAACCGAATCGTGATTGGCGACTACGGCGCATTCGTTGAGTTTTCGCGTGCCCAAGCAAATGCACGTCATTTGAAAATCAAAGAGGGGCAGAGCTATCGTATCGAAGACCCGCGCTATGCCGAACATGTGAAATATCTTTGGCTCACAGCGGACGATAACTCTGACGTGAAAGTATACGACCAAAAACGCTTGGTTGAGTACGCTGACTACAAGCCGGGGATGCTGTATGTCAGCGTGTACGAGGTGTTTCCAGCGGAAACTGATGCCGGATTATCATGACGAGCACTGTGCTTTCGACAGCAAGCCAATCAAGCATACACAGTGGGTGCGTTTTCTTGGGAAGGACTAACCATAGGGGCAGGAAGATTCCATTGCCGACCTGTACGCGAAAAGTGGCGCTGTGGTTTCCATGGTAGGTTCGGCTAAAGATTTGCTGACTTTCCTGCAATCTGCCGGAACCACAAGGCATTTTTGATGCGTTAGCCCCAACCACTATATATAGTGGTATCTTAATGTTTGTTTACAATTTAGACACTATATATTGTGTCTTTTCATTGACCGGATACCACATATATGGTATAATACAATTGTTCTCAGGAAGAGGAACGGCTCCTGAGATATCAAGGTTTTCCTTTCCCCAATCTTGGTCGCATGGCTTCATTTGAGCTGACACAGGTGAAGCGTGAGCTTCCTTTCGCCAAAGGTATCTGGGGTATTGTACTGCATTGCGTGTAGTACGGCCAATCAGGCGCGGAACTCCGAAACCATACCACGAAGAATTTTATCCTCTCCGCGCAGCATGGACATGCGATTTTACGGGGATAAATTCAAACCGAAATTGTGTCGAGTGGCGAAGACGGTTGCGACACTGGCGAAGCACATATCTGCTTCGTCAACCATCCATGAGAAAGCCTCCACGTGGCAGATGGTGGGCAACGCAGCAAAGCTGCGGCTGATTTCTTTCAAACCGGTATCTGAATAAATGCAGATAAATAGACGAAAAAATCAAAAAAGCAAAGGAGTACACAGCATGAGTAATCAGAAAATCATCAAAGCAATCGCAGGGATTGCAGCAGCCGGTATGATGGCAACTTGTCTGCCTGTCGCAGCATTCGCAGCCACCGGCGACACCTATCATTTCTCTTTCAGCAACGGTTCTTCCCAGGACCTGGCTCCGGGCGGCTCTATGACGTTCCCGGCAAGCCAGTATGACTACGGTTACTGGATTACCCTGCAGGGCCACGGCGGCTACACCTACAACTACTATCCCGGCGACACTCTGCCGTACGATGCAGTTGACCAGTGGTTCACCGCTGACGGCATCACTTCCTGCTATGCGGCCGAAGGTAATCCGCGTTCCATCACCATCAACTATCAGATTGACGGCAACACTGTGCTGACCGAAACTGACACCGCCACTTTCCCCGGCAGCGTTGATGGTCAGAGCGTTGAAGCCTGGACCACCGATTCCGGCGATACTTACACCGCATCCAGCAAGAGCCTGAACCATGACCGCCTGTTCTACTACCTGGGCGACGACATCCACGACAACGTCCTGACCCTGAAAGCCACTTCTGCATCCACTCCCGATGACGGCAAGGATGACAACAAGGGCGACAATACCGGCGACAGCGGCACCACCACTCCCGATGACAAGGGCGACGTAGTGGCCCCCGATAAGGACAACACTTCTACCGGCTCCAACAAGGGCAACGGTACTACCACCACTACTCCGACCGCTCCTCGCAAGAACGTTGAAGTCTCTGAGCACGGTGAAATTGCCGCCGCTATTGCCAATGGCACCTGGGGCAATGAGTACACCGTCTGCACCAGCTGTGGCTATCACAACTGGACCCGCAAGGGTAACGTTTACGTCTGTGACCATTGTGGTCACGAAGTTCTGACTGTCAAGGGCGCTGATGGCGTCAAGGGTTATGCTGGCACTCTGGCTGGCAATGAACCCCAGTACGCTTCTACCTCTGAAGCTCAGGCTGCTGCTGAAAAGCGTGAAGCCGCTTATGCCGCTTCCATCGCTGCTCTGCAGGCACAGGTTGCCGCTCGTGAAGCTGCTTATGCCGCTTCCCTGGGCATCCACTAATTTGCCATCCTCTAACTAACGGTAATCGATAGTTTTTCTCCTTGCTGTGGGGCGGGATTTCGGTCCCGCCCCATCCTTTTATGGTCAGATGTCCGAGTGGTTTAAGGAACTGGTCTTGAAAACCAGCGACGCCGCAAACGTCCGTGGGTTCGAATCCCACTCTGGCCGCCATGTTTGCCGGGACTTCCCGGCTTTTTTGTTTTTGTGAGCAATACAAGGCAACAGATTGCTACATCGAATAGGATTATGTATACTAGAGAAAAAGCAGATTAAGAGGAAACGCCATGACAAAACAGTCTGACATCGAGATGGTTGCCAAAGCCAGAGCTTGTGCTGTTAAGGCTCATGCCGGGCAAAAAGACAAGGCTGGGCAGGACTACTTCAAAGCGCACGTTACGGTTGTAGCAGAAGGCGTAAAAGGTGACCCAATAGCCGAGGCCGTGGCATTTCTGCATGATACGGTCGAAGATACGTCCGTCACAATAGAAGACATCAGAACGGGGTTTCCAAAAGAGGTTGCTGACGCTGTGAGTGCGTTGACCCATAGCAAGGGTATATCGTATGCTGAATATCTTTGGTATATTCAGCAAAATTCGATTGCTGTCAAAGTAAAGCTCTCGGACCTGCGCAGCAATATGGACTTAACCAGGCTCCCTCACACTCCAACTAAAAGGGACTTGGAAAGAACCAGAAAATACAAGCGGGCATATACGATACTGTCATCGAGAGAAGGTATAAGCGCAGTTAATCCGTATGCACTGTACGACTACTTGCTGGCAAACAACTGGAGCGTCAAAAGGAAAAGCACGAGGACTCCCGTTCTGGAAACAACGGATGGTTCTGCAGAAATCAACGCGCCCATCGACCTGGCTTTGGCTGACTACGAGTCCAGAATGGCTAACGCTTTAGGCGTACTGTGCTCGTATGAGGACGTACTGCTCTCGAATGTGATAGTGCGGATTGTGGCTTGGAGACCGGTCAAACAATGAGCGCGGGCCTGCCATTATTTTTACGAAAAGCCTTGACTTTGGCTTTTACATATTGTATAATTAAGACGCTGAATTTGATGAAAGGAAAACCGCACGATGTTTGCTGCTATGATGAACAAACAGAATAAATTGCAAAAGCTGTGGAGCAATTGGAATCTCTTCGGCTGTTTTGTGTTGTCTGTTTGTGCAAATCATAGTGCAGTGATGGTTGAATAAAATCATCCAAGTATCGGTTGTTTTCCATACTCTGCACGATATGAGCACCTGTCAGACGCACAACGCCTGATGGGTGCTTTTTTGATGCAGAAAATCAAAATCAGGCCACTCTAATGCCGCTGGAGTGAATTCCAGCCAGGCTTATTAAAGTGTATGCTATTATACATAATGTATATTCGAGGATTCGCCAAACGATAATGCATCAGGCTTTGACCCTGACAACGGTTGTTCGACTCGACCATTCTCGGCCAACGCTCACTTTCATGCGCATCGGAAGTGAGATTCCTCAAAGCTGTGTTCCCATAAG